CTGCAGCCTTCCGGGAACTGGTACCCCCGGGGGGGCCGGCTTTGCGTGGTATCTCCCTCACATTCGTCGCAATGCATGTGCTGCGCGCTATTTAAAAGACCGCGCGCACGACAATGTCCAGCCGTCTCCAGCTCGTGATGCAACGCGAGATGACGAGGACTGCGGACTGGTCGCGGGAACATCGCCTGTCCGGGAACCCGCTGCACAATCGCACCAATAACCTGCGCAGCAGCATCCACGGCGAGGCATCAGCGACCGACTCCGAGATCACCGGAATCGTCGGCTCGAACATGATCTACGCGCCGGTCCACGAATTCGGCGCAGTGATCAGGGCGAAGAATGCGCCGTTCCTGCGCTTTCAGGTCAATGGCCATTGGGTGTCGGTCAAGGAAGTGACGATCCCCGCGCGCCCGTTCTTGGCCCCGGCGGTCGACGCGATGCGTCAGGAAATCATCGACCGGCTGCGGGACGGCGCGATTGAGGCGTTGAAGTGAAGCGCGAGCCCATCTACGCCGCGCTCGCAGAACGCATCCTGCAGCTCAACGCCGAGCCGTACCTGCTCGGGATCGAGACCATCGGGCGCGATTGGAAGACGTGGGCCTCGGTGACGAACCAGCCCGCCGTGTTCGTCGTGCCGGTCAAGGAAGACGCGGTCTATCAGCAGGGCCTGCCGATCAAGTGGCGGATCCACGCCGAGATCTGGGTGTACGTCAAATCGACGCCATCCAAGGCTGGCGTCCAAGTGCTAAATCCGATCCTTGACGCCCTCGAATCCATACTAACTCCAGCGGTCGAGACGACCCCCGCGAGCGCGTTCACGAACACGCTCGATGGCGCGGTCTTCCGCTGCACGATTTCCGGACCCGTGGAGATTTCCGCTGGGTTCCTCGGCGACCAAACCGTGGCGCGAGTCCCGGTCGAAATCTTGGCGATCTGATCGAGAGGTGATTTATGCCGCAATTTTCATTTGGCTCCGGGAACCTGTATGCCATCCCGCCCGGCGCGAACCCGTCCCCCGTCCTGTTCGGCACGCTGCAGGAATGCTCGATTGACATCAGCTTCTCGCTGAAGGAACTGCATGGGCAGAACCAGTTCGCCGTAGCGGTCGGCCGCGGCGCCGCGAAGATCACGGGCAAGGCGAAGGCCGCCACGATCAGTGCGGCTGCCATGAACACGATCTTCACGGGCACAGCGGTTGCAACGGGTGGTCTTGCGATCACCACGGGCGAGATCGGATCCGTCGTCGCGAGCGCGTACACCGTCCTCGGTGCAGCAGGCTTCGCCGAGGATCTCGGCGTCACGATGATTGCGACGGGTGTCGCAATGACGTGCGTCGCATCGACCCCAGTCGCAGGCGTTTCGTACACGGTGACGAGCGGCGGCGTCTACGGCTTCGCGGTCACGGATGTCGGCACCAACAACATCTCGGTGTCGTACTCGGCCAACGTAGCGACCGGCCTCAAGAGCGCGATCATCACGAACCCACTGATGGGCGCGGCTCCGGTGTTCATGGCCGAACTCAACGTGCCGAATGCCTCGATGAACACGGTGCTCAACCTGAAGCTCTATCAGTGCATCAGCTCGAAGCTGACGATGACGTTCAAGAACGAGGACTTCACGGTCCCAGAGTTCGACTTCTCGTGCTTCGCGAATGCGGCCGGTCAGGTCTACCAGATCACGACGACCCACTGAGTCGGCATAGCAGGAGATTGTCTTGGCGAAGTTCACTGAAATTGCGTTCGGCTCGCGACGGGTCAAGTTCTACGCGCTCAGCATCGGAACGATGTGCGATCTCGAAGACGAGATCAAGGCGCTCACAGGACTGAAGTCCGGAGACGATCCGTTCGACAAGGTTCGCTTCGCCAAGCTCGTGCGCGTGTTCGCAGCGAGCGCGCAGCGAGGAGATCCGAGCGTGACCGAGGATGACATCCGGGCCGTGGTCGATCTCGGCAACATGCTCGAAGTCTCGCAAGCCGTGCTCGGTCAGGCAGGGTTGCAGTCGGACGGTGAAGCCGCGGTCCCTACGAGCCCCCAGATTGGGGGCGAATCTTCGCTGGTGTAATCCACGCGACAGGGTGGACTTGGGCTGAGACCGGGGAGCTGACGCTGCCGCAGTTGTGGTCGCTGCAGTCATTCTGGCAGGAGCACCCGCCGATGGCGTTCGTTGTTCAAGCAATCGCGGAAGGGCTGGGCGGGGCACCGATAGGCCGCGAGTCCCTGTCCGCGCCCAAGCGGCACACATCCGCCGAAGAGCTGATGGCAGCGCTAGGGACCCATGGCTAACGACAACACCATTGCGATCAAAATCGTAGCCCAGATCGACGACCTGAAAGCCGGGTTGGTCGAGGTCTACGACAGTACCGACAACGCCTTCACCAAGATGCAGGAGTCGGCTGCCAAGCTGTCTGCGCAGATGGAGCAGCTCTCAGCCTCGCATGTGAAGGCCGCTGCGGAATCCAAGCAACACGCCGACTCGACGGTGAACCTCGGCAAGGCGTTTGACGACGTCAAGAACAAGATCCAGACCGCGTTTCAGGCGACCGGCATCCTGCTGCTGATCGACCTGATCATGAAGGTCGCGAACGCCGTCGGCACGCTCGCCGACAAGGCAGAAGAAGTCACGCGTCTCGCCGAGCAGTTCGGCCTCACGACGTATGAGATGCAGGGCATGGAGGTCATGGCGGTCAAGTCCCATGTCCAGATGGGTCGCCTGACGACCGTGATCGGCCAGCTCACGATGAAGGCCGCGGAGGCCAAGACGAACGGAGGCGCGCTCGCGTACACGTTCAACGATCTCGGCATCACGATGGATAAGCTCAACGAGCCGGGCATGACCGCCGTGAAGCTGCTGGCCCTGATCGGTGACGAGAGCAACTCGAACGAGAAGATCACGGCGCTGCTCGGCGCGCGCTTCATGAAGAACATTCCCATCGTGCGCGAATTAGCGCAGGCGCACGGGGATCTTGGCGCTGCGGCTGAATCCATCGGTGCGCAGACCGTGCAGGAGACCGCCATCCTCACGGAGTACCACGAGAAGATGCAACTGTTCGGGATGCAGTGGGAAAAGGTCACCGCGCATATCGTTACGCAGGCTGTGCCCTCGATGTTGAGTCTGGCGGACGCCATCAAGAAGATGGCCGGGGCGCAGCGTGATTCGAGTGCTGGCACGAGCGTATGGGAAAAGCTAGGCAATTTCCTGAAGGGTCAGCTCATCGTTCTATTCGGTCAGGTCGTACAAGATCTGCAACTGATCGGCGACGCGCTGAACCTCGTGCTGAATCTGATCATGAACTTCTGCGGCGCCATCGTCTCGCTCTTCTCTGGTAGCTGGACGGCGGTTAAGGACGGCTTCAAAAAGCTATGGGATGGTTTGGTCAGCGACGCGAAGACCGGCGGCGACAATCTCGTAAATCAAGCGGTCGCCAATAAGGACGCGTTCGATGAGGCGATGGCAACCCCGAAGACAAAGCAGCAGCAGGATGTCGAGAAGTTCGATCAGGACGTGAAGGACAAGCCCGCGAAAAAGGCGAAGGCTGCCGAGGAAAAGAAGGCTAAGGACGAGGCGATCAGCTCGGCCAAGGGCGTTCAGAAGCTGCAAGCGAAATTCGATGATGCCGAGCCCAACTCCGCTGCGCGCGTCGAGGCCGCTAAGGCGCTTGAAAAGGAGATCGAGAGGATCGAGGGCGCGGATAAGCCTGCGACCATTGCGGCTCATAAGCGAGTGCTCGACGAAACGCGCGCCTATTCCGCTGCGATCATCAAGCTCAAGATGGATGAGGCGAAGTCGGTAGAGGACATCGCGCTGAGCGGCAACTCCGTGGCGATGGAGCGGAACAAAGCCGACATGGCGACCGGCCGGATCAGTGCTGCTGAGGGTCGCGAGCGCGAGCGCGCGCTGATCGAGGACAAGCTCGCCATTCAGAACACGTACTTCAAGAAGGTTGAGCTGCTGCAGGTCAAGGACAAGGCCGCGGAGATCAAGAACAACTCGGATAAGGTCAGGGCCAAAGACGACGCCACCAAATCGGAGATGAAGCTCGACACCGACGCGACGGAAGAGGAACGCAAGAGCAAGGAGCGGGCGCTGTCGGATGCCCGCGCGGCAGCGTTGGCTGAGATCGCCATCGACCGCGAGAAGGCCAACGAGGCGCGACTCAACCAGACCATTTCAGCAGCGGACATGCTGCGAATCGAGATCGACCTCGTCGCGCGAAAATTGGCGGCCGAAACGGCGTTCTTCAAGGGCGTCGCCGCGCTTCGCGCGAATGACGTGGACGCGCAGAAGAAGGCCGCTGCTGATATTGCGAAGGCAGCCAATTTCGCAGCGCTTGAGACATCGAAGATTCAGGGCAAAGCCTCACGGGATACGAGAAAGGAATGGCTGGACGCCCTGACGCCGATCTCGCACGGCTTCACGAGCCTCATCAATGGATTGATTCAAGGCACGATGACGTGGAGGAAGGCGTTTCAGCAGGTGCTTTCGTCGGTGATCTCGTCGTTCGTCGAGGGCTGCGCCCGGATGCTCGTCAGGCACATCGCGATGGAACTCGCGAAGACCAGCGCGACCAAGGGGCACACGCTGCTGCGCAAGATCTTGGTGTTCTTCGGCTTGATGGCAGAGGAGACCGCAGAAACGGCGGCGAGCACGGCCACGGTGGCCGCCAAGGCGATTGAGTCACAGGCTTTGATCGCGATGTCGGCGGGCGTGGCCGGAGCGGCTGGCGTTGCCTCGTTCGCCGCGGCGCCGTGGCCAATCGACATGGGGGCGCCCGCTTTCGGCGCGGCCATGGCTTTGGCAGCGCAGTCGTTCGCGATAGCCGAACGCGGATATGACATTCCATACGGCACGAATCCGATAGTGCAGGCCCACGCGCGCGAGATGATCCTGCCCGCCGCATACGCTGATGTCATTCGCGGCATGGCAGCGGGGGGCGGTGGTAGTGGTGGCGGTGGTGGTGGCGACAGCGGTGGCGGCGGCGCCGTGCACATGCACGTCCACACGCAATCGACTGCCGACTTCGCGAAGTTCTTCAAGAGCAACTCGCACATTATCGCGCCCGCTCTGCGTCAGGCAGTCAGGAATAACGGCGCCGCGGCGAGTGGATTCGCGCGAGCGATCCGATGAGCGACATCATCTATCCGACGTTTCTGGGCCTCGCTCCCAACTTCAGCCGTCTGCCTGTATGGAAGACGCAGACCCATGCGTCGGTATCCGGCCGCGAAGTGCGCGGCACCTATCGCTTCTATCCGCTGATCGACTTCACGCTGGTCTACGAGTTCCTGCGGGACGGCGCGAGCGGCAACGAATTCGCTCAGCTCGTCGGCTTCTACAACGCGCGCGGGGGCTCGTGGGACTCGTTCCTGTTCACGGATCCGGCCGACAGCGTGGTGACGCTGCAAGGGTTCGGCGCGGGCGATGGTGTTTCGACGGCTTTCCAGTTGACTCGCGCGTTTGGGGCGGGTGGCTTTTCGGGCGTTGAGCCCGTGATGAACCTCAATGGCGCGCCGCTGATCTACGTCGGCGGCGTGCTCAAGACCGTGACCACTGACTACACGGTGAGTGCCACGGGTGTCGTCACCTTCGCATCCGCGCCTGCCATTGACGCGCTGTTGACGTGGAGCGGGGCCTACTACTATCGCTGCCGCTTCGTCGACGACACGCTTGAATTCACAGGGATCATGTCCGGGTTCTGGGAAGTGAAGAAGGTGCTCATGCGCGGCTCCCTGCAGAACGTGCTGTGAAAGTCGTAGCAACATCCATCAGCGACTACCTCGCGACCTTTCCGAGCGAGTTCATGATGGCGGACGCGTACACGTTCACGCTCATTGACGGGACGGTCCTGCGATGGACGAGCGCGCAGGCGGACTTCACGCTCGGCGGGAACGTCTGGTCAGCCGCAGGCCCGATCATTGTGCGTTCACAGGCCCGCTCCGTTGTTGGCGTCGAGGTAGACACGCTCGATTTGCAGATGTCAGCGTCGACCTTGTTGCTGGTGAATGGTGTGCCGTTCCTCGCGGCGCTGCGCGGCGGAATGTTCGATGGCGCGAGCGTCCTGCTCAATCGAATCTTTTTCACAGCGCCGGGCGTGCCGGTCAACGCGACGGGCGTCGGCGATGTGATCCTGTTCCTTGGTGACATCGGTGACATCGAGGCCGGACGCACCAGCGCGACGGTGCGCGTCAATTCATTGTTGCAGCGACTGCAGACGCAGCTACCGCGCAACTTCTACCAGCCCGGCTGCATCAATACCGTATACGACGCGCAATGCGCGCTCGTTAAAGCAACGTGGGAGGTGACGGGGGTGATAGTCGCGGCATCCACGGCGAGCACGCTGAGCGTCGCGCTTGGGAACGCGAAGGGATGGTTCGATCAGGGGATCGTGAGATTCACCTCAGGCCCGAATGCCGGACTCACGCGCACTGTCCGCGCCTACATGCTCGGTTCTATTTCGGTCATGTCGCCATTCCCGTACGTGCCGGGCCTCGGCGATGCGTTCACCGCGCGCCCGGGTTGCGACAAGTCGCAGAACACCTGCAAGGTCAAGTTCTCGAACCTCGCCCACTTCCGTGGCCAGCCCTATATCCCGTCCATAACGAGCGTCGTCAATGTCTGAGATGTCCGACAAGGTGATCGCCGAGGCGCGCTCGTGGATTGGCACGCCGTGGCACCACCTCGCGCGCGTCAAGGGCGCGGGGGTGGACTGCGCTCAATTCCTCGTTGCCGTGTACGCGGCGGCCGGTCTGATCGAAGACTTCGACACCGAATACTACCCGGCTGATTGGTTCCAGCATCACGACGAGCCGCGGTTCGTCAAGATGGTGCTGTCCAAGGCCGAGCGCGTCGATGTGCCGCAGCCTGCGGATGTCGTCATGTTCAAGTTCGGCCGACACGCGGCGCACGGAGCCATCGTCATCGAGTGGCCGCTGATCGTCCACGCCTACAAGGACGAGGGATGCGTGTGCATCACCAACGTCGAGGGCTCGCCCATCGAGCACCGCGTGGCGGGCTTCTACCGCGTCAAGGGAGTCTGACGTGGGTGGCGGGGAATCAGTCAGCAACGTCGCCCCGGCGGCGGCGAGTATGCAGATCCAAACGTCGAATTACGGACGTGCGATTCCGATCTGCTACGGCACCAACCGACTTGCTGGAAACCTGATCTGGTATTCCGACTTCAAGAGCACCCCGGTTGAATCCCAGCAGGCAGGCAAGGGCGGCGGTGGCGGCGGTCAGGTCACGGGCTACACCTACAAGGCCGCTGCCATCCTCGGGTTGTGCGAGGGCCCGCTGGGCGCTTTCAGTGAACGGAACCAGAAGCAGTGGAACTACGGCGGCCGTGGTGATCGGGATGGCTATGGCTCCACGACCCACAGTTATAGCGGCATCCGCACGATCTATCAGAACCAGTCGAAGTTCACGCCGTCTCAGTTGAACCTGACGATAGCGCTCGGCACTGCCACGCAGATCGCGTTTCCCTACGTGACGACCAAGCACCCGGGCGAGGCGCTGCCGTACCCGTACCTTGCGAACGTCGCGTCCAGCGCCTACGACTTGGGCGACAGCCCCTCGATGACGCAAGCCCTGTACGAGGTGATCGGCCTCGGCGCAAACGCAGATGCCACTGGCATCTATGACGCCAACCCGTTTTTCATCGCCAAGGACTTGCTGACCAATCCAGTATTCGGTGCGAACTTTCCGGCCGAGCGGGTCATCGACGGGACTGGCAACTATCTATGGGCCGTCGGCTTGTGGCTGTCGCCGGTCTACACCGAGCAGACGCCAGCCGCGGACATGCTCACGCAGCTCGCGATGCTGACGAATTGCCAGTGGGTGTGGTCCGGGGGCGTGCTGACGCTCGTGCCATACGGCCTCGATGAAGTCACGGGCGGCCCCGGCGTGACACTCGCGGAAGGGTACACCGCGCTCGGCGCGCGCACCTACTCGCCCGGCGCTCTCGCCGTTCCGCGCTACTCACTCACCGACGATGATTTTCTCGATAACGGCTCCACCGATCCGGTGCTGGTGCAGCGACCGACGCCCATCACGGCGTTCAATGCGATTCAGGTTCAGTACAGCAACCGTCTGTTGGATTACGCCGATTCAATTTCGGAGGCGAAGGATCAGGCGCACATCGAGACATACGGATTACAGCCTGCGCCAATGGTTAGCGCCCCGGAGATCTGCGATGCACTTGTCGCGCGGGCAACGGCCCAGTTGCTGCTGCAGCGCTCGGTCTACATTCGCAACACCTACAAGTTCACGGTCAACTATCGGTACATCCTGCTAGACCCGATGGATCTTGTGACGCTGACCGAGGCGACCGAGAGCGGGCTGCAGAACCAGATTGTCCGGATCACCTCGATTACGGAGAACGACTCCGGCACGCTCGACATGGAAGCCGAGGACGTGGTCGGCAACGTCACCTCGCACGCGGTCTACAACGAGCAGGATGTCGGCGGCTTTGTCGGCAACTACAACATTGCCGCTGGTCTGGTCGCAGTGCCCGTCATCTTCGATGCGGCCGGGCGCATGACGCAGACCGGCTACGAGGTATGGATCGCAGCGGCAGGGATCGACGGCAATCCGTGGGGCGGGGCGCTCGTGTGGCTCTCGCTCGACGGCGCGACCTACAAGCAAGTCGGCACCATCGTCGGTCCCGCTCGCTACGGCTCGCTGACCGCCTCGGTTGCAGCCGGTACGGATCCGGACGTATCCCACAGCTTCCCGGTCGATTTGATGATCTCGGGCGCTGGGCTCGCGACCGGCAGCACGGCAGATGCCGACAATGCGAATACGCTGTGCTGGGTGGACGGCGAGCTGATCGCGTACTCGACCGCGACACTCACGGCCCTTAGCAGGTACACGCTCCAGACCTACACCCGTCGCGGGATCTACGGCACCCCCAATAAGGCGCACGCGAGCGGCGCATCGTTCGCAAGGCTCGACGCCGGTCTGTTCAAGTACGCATACGATCCCGCCCTCATCGGCAAGACCGTCTACCTCAAGCTGCAGAGCTTCAATACGTGGGGCGGCGGGGTCGATGACATCAGCGACACGGTGGCGTACGCGTTCACCATCGGCGGGCCCATCGGCGCACCGCAGGATGTGACTGGCGTTGCTGCAGGTCCGACGCTGGCCGGAATTCAGATTGCGTGGAACGCGGTCAGCGCGCCGGACTTGTCCGAGTACGAAGTGCGGCAGGGCGATACGTGGGATACCGCGGAATATCTCGGGCGTAGCCGGTCAACCTCGTATGCGGTCCCGCCGCAGGGAGCGGGATCGTGGACGTGGTGGGTCAAGGCCCTGAACAAGACGGGCATCTACTCGATGGCTGCCTGCTCCGTAACCATGACGGTCAGCGCGCCGAGCGCGCCAACAGTGTTCCAGCAGGTGGTCGATAACAACGTCCTGCTGTCATGGACTATCGCTGCGGCAACCCAGCCGATAGCGACATACGAGATTCGCCGTGGCGCGATGTTCGTTGACGCGCATGTGATCGGGACGAAGTCGGGACTGTTCACCTCGGTGTTTGAAACGACCGCTGGCACCTACACCTATTGGGTCGTCGGCATCGACATTGCTGGCAACTACGGCACGCCGGGTAGCGTAACAACGGTCGTCAACCAACCACCCGACTATGTGTTGCACGGGGTGATCGCATCGACGTTCGCTGGCACAAAGGCAATGGCGATCATAGATGTCGATGGAAGGCTGGTGATGCCGGTCGATACCACGATGAGTTACGCCGACCACTTCGACACGAATTCGTGGGCCAATGCCGACGCGCAGATTGCCGCTGGCTTCCCGATCTTCATCCAGCCTGCGGACAGCAGCGGAGACCACAGCGGCTGGTATGAGGAATACATCGTCATCGGCGCAATGCTCGCCGCAATGAAGGTCACGGTGTCGTGGGCGGAGATAGATATCGGCACCCCCGCGGTGCGGTGTTCGATCTCGTGGTCGGACGGTGAAACCGGGTGGCACACGTTGTCGGATACCACCTCCGCATACGCGACGAACTTCGCCTACCTGAAAATCCGGCTCTCTGCGAACAGCGATCTCGGGCTCGATCTTGCTCGCATCTCAGACCTGTCGGTTCGGCTCGACGCAAAGATCAAGAATGATGGAGGTTCCATCGCGGCTCTCGCTGCCGATACTGCGGGCACCAATGTGACCTTCAACATGCCGTTCGTCGCCATCACTTCCATCACTCTGACGGCGGGGCAGGCGGCGAGCGGCGGCGCTGCGAGCCTCACTCCGATCTTCATATTCGACGGTGCGCCGAACCCGACCACATTCCAAGTGATGGTCTTTGACTCCGCTGGTGCGCGCGTGAACGCAACCGTCAACTGGGCCGCGAAAGGATACTGATATGTCTGACTGGTCCCACCCTATAAACACGGACCCGTATGCCGACTACACGGGCTACTTCAACGCGCGCCTGAACGATCTTGCCGTAGGCAACGAACCCATCATCGTGACGCTGACGAACCAGCCGACTGGGACGCAGCGATGGAACGCCTCGCTCGCCAAGTGGCAACTGTGGAGCGGAGCCGCGTGGGGCGACCTCGCTGCCGTCTATGCGATCAGCATCAGCGGCAACGCCGCGACCGCATCGGCCGTGCCGTGGTCGGGGATCACATCGAAGCCGACGACGGTCGCCGGTTACGCGATCTCGGACGCGCTCACTGCGGCGAGTCTCGTATGGACTTCGATCTCCGGCCGTCCGACCGTGGTGTCGGCATTCACGAATGACGCGGGCTATGTGACCGGCTCGACCGGCGGGCAGGTGCGGGGCGGGGCGACCAAGTTGGTATTGACGGCAGGTGGGACTTCTCCTTCGATTTCTGTGCAATGCGACGAGATATCGCTGGAGGACGCATCCCACAATTACGTCACCGTGCGAAACGTCTCCTGCTCCCTTAATACCGCAGCAGTTGGTGCGAACGGTCAGGACTCTGCCACGGCAGTAGCCGCTTCGACTTGGTATTCGGTGTGGGTGATCTGGAACGGCACGACCGTCGCGACGCTTGCGTCACTTAGTGCGTCAACACCAACGCTGCCATCGGGATACACACACTCGGCCAGAATTGGCTGGTTACGCACAGACGCGACCGCAAACAAGTACCCACTTGGAATGCGATGGACCGGATCGAAGGCCCGGTACATCGTCAATTCAGCGAGCAACTTGACTGCGCTACCGCAAATCTGCTCGGGTGTGATCGGGAACGCATCGACGCCAACGTGGGTAGCCACGTCCCTTGCTTCGGTCATTCCAAGCACGGCGCGGTCGGTTGAACTGATCGCTATATGTAGCGGGCACACGATCCTTGCGGAATCCAACTATTACGGCGGCTACACCAGCACGACGAACCCGCCGCCGTTCACAAGCAATGGGACAGCCTACTCAGCGACCCCCGTGGAGATCGCGATGTGGGGTGTGAACTTTATCTACTACGCGACCGACAACGCAGCCGACCAGCTTCGCTGCTACGGATGGGACGACAACCTCTGAGGCGCCCAATGACTGACCACACTACAGCAGCCGACAACCTGACGTGGGCGACAGACACGGGCAAATGGCGGCACGCTCAATCGAAGTTTCTGATTGATGCGGCCGAAGCGCGCCAGCATCGAATGATCCGCGAGATGGTGCTAGGGCACGAAGGGGCCAGAGAACGTCTGCAGGATTTGGAGAATGAGATTGCTGCGCTGCGCGCGATGTTCAACGAGAAGGAGCCGACATGAACGATCTCATGGACGCAACCGTGCCGATTCTGCCGCCCGTGACGACCATCAAGGGAATGGCGATGGAAAACGCAATCGCTGTTCTGCAGAACGACATCCGCTCCATCGGCGAACTCGCGCTGGAGCGACGCGCGAGCGACCAGCGTGCGCTTGCGCTGCAAGCGGCCTACACCGAACGCCGCCTCGTAGACATCACGCTCGCGCACGAGCTGCTGCGCGTCCAGCAGACCGGCCTCGTCTCAAATGCGATCTACGACCGGGACCGGATTGCGTTCGATGGGC